GTTGCAATCTTGAACGGGCTCAGTGCTTCTTCACCAGCGATGGTTGAAGTTGCAGCAGCTGAAGTATCGTTCATGGTGCTTGCATAGCGAACACGCAGAGTGTGGATTTGACCCACAGGGCCGGTCATTGGCTGAACACCTACCAGTTCGTTGGCGATCACAGTTGGCATCACACGACGAATCACTGGCAGAATGACACGGTTTAGAGTTGCCACGTTACCAGCAGCGGTGCTGCCAGCAGTTGCATTCTCTTTCAGATACTTGCGAGTGTTTTCAAGAATAACACCCATGGTGCTGCGACGTGAACCTTTAAGGCCTTCCATAAGGGCTTCTTTGGTTTCGTCCCAGCGGCTTTCGAGTAATTGCTCTGACATAATAGTCTCCTTTTGCTTATAATCCTGCCAATCTCTTGATGTCAATCACATTGCTGCGATCTTCATCTTGCTGAGGCGAGGTAGTTTTATCTCCAGTCACTTCGCTAATCGACTCTGTAATCACTTTCTGGGCTTTCACAGGACGGTTCTCGAGCACCGCTGGTAGATACTTTTCAAAAGCGTTCTTCAAACGAGCTGTTTGAACGCTTTCAAGTAAATTGCGCATGATCTCTTGCTTCTCTTTGTTCAGAGGAGCCAACAGGTCTGCCATGGTGTTGGCACGTTCGTTGTTTTCTTTGATCATACGAATTTCACGTTCTTTGCTTTCCACAACCACACGAGCTTGCTCAGCAACTTTCACTGCCTTGCTCAGCTTGGCGTTTTTATCTGCAATCAATGCATTGAGCTTGCGCACTTCTGCATTTTCATTTAGATGAGTAGCACCAAATTCAGCCGCATAGGCTTCAAAGATGCGACGGCCAAAGTTGTTTTCTCGTGCAACCTGGATATCTTCACGTAGTTGGTTGAGTTCGGCTTTGAGATGCTTGGACACCGCTTGACCCATCTTGGCAGCACTTTCTTTAACAAAGCGTGCCTTGAGTGATTCAAGTTTCACACGGGCATCACGTACCAGACGCACTTGGGTTTCTACAACCTTTTGTTTGTCTTGAGCGAATTCCATGATTTCTTCTGCAAGAGCTCGCACCACAAAGGTTTCTAATTTTTCTAGTCCTGTGTTGTGAGTCTTACGGTCTCGACGCACTTCTGCGATTTCTTCTGCCAATTTGGTTACCATAAAGTCGTTAAACTTGGTGGCATTTTCTTTCATCTTGGTTTGGAATCGCACACGATCTTCAGCCAGTTGGCGCTTTTCAGCGGCCACTGCTTCAATCTCTGCGTTTAGACCTTCGGTTACCATGCGATCCAGAGCTTCAACCATCACGGTTTTATCGTGCTCATAGCGTTGTGCAAACTCCTCTCGAAGTTCCACACGTACCTGTTCGCGAGTTTCGTTTAGCTTGGCTTCCCAGGCTTCGTTAAGCTCACGACTAACGTCTTCGTTAATCAGGCCGCTATCTAGTAATGGTTTGATGGCATCTAACATTATTAGATTCTCCTTAGATCTTGAGTTCCTTGATAAGGCGTTTGACTTCCTCTTTCAAGTATCTCTGTACTTTGTTGTCCGTGCCAACTTCTTTGGCTATCTCTAGAGCACGATGACCGTATTTCATGTTCATCAGACCCTCGTATACTGCGGTTGGATAGGCATTGGGTGCGCTGGGTTGGGCAACCACATCAACAGTGACTATTTCAAAGTCACTGACATGTCCGGTTCTGTCGTCAACATTGCCGCTGCCGCGGCTGCTGACGCCTAGTTTTACTCCAGAGTCCAACATGGTTTTCACCAGCTGGCCCATGGGAGTGGGTAATATCTTTAGTTTGCCGATGCCATCGCTGCCGTCCATCCACATTTTTTCAATCATGTGACTCACACGATCAAGATTGATCTTGAGATCATCCGGATGGTCAACTTCGCCAAGCACGCTCATGCCACTGTTGATCTGTTCGTTAATGGTGTTTACAGCACGATTAATTTCACGGATCGGATACACACGTTCATTGGCATTGCGCTTGTCGCCCTGAATAAAAATCCCTTGCATATAGAGTTTTTTGCCACTCCCGTCTGGAGCGTCTTCTTGCAACAGCTCCACACGGGCTTGGTTAAACGTCAGGGTCTCACGTAGACAGCGATTCACGGCCTATCCTTACAGTGGGCTCTTGGTGTTAACACCAGTGGCCTGTGCAAGATGTGGCTTAGGCGCAGGCTTTTGTGTTACTTTGGCCTTGGCTGGTGCGTTTTGCACATCACTGATTAGATCTTTCACATTGTTGCTGTAGGCGCCGGCAGCATCATGCTTGCCGCCCATGCTGGTACCAGTGTGCACAGGCTTGCCTTCCATGCCACGTGCGCCGCTGTTTGCAGCCACAATAGACTTCTTGTTAATACCGCCTTCTTCGCTGGTAGTTGGCTTTGGAGCTGCTTTGAGGCTGATTGCTTCGCCCATTGGCATTGGCTCTTCGTCGCCTACTTCCATGTCCATGTCCATTTCACCGTCCATGTCCATTTCGTCATCGCCGCCGATGTCAATGTCAAGCTCTTCTTCACCACCCATGTCGTCATCGCCCATGTCGTCGCCCATCAGAGCTTCAAATTCTGCCATGAGTTCATCCAACTTGTCTTCGATGTTCATGAGTTTGCCTTCGATGTCATCGCCGCCTGCATCGTCGGCGCCCATGTCATCCATGCCTTCTTCGTCGTCGGCTTCCATGGAGATGCCTTCTTCTTCAACGTCAACGTCGTCAATTAGGTCATCTGCGGAATCTCCGCCCATCATTTCTTCGACTTTTTCTTCGTCATCTTCCATGGCTTCTTCGACTTTTTCTTCGTCATCTTCCATGGCTTCTTCGACTTTTTCTTCGTCATCATCGTGCTTGGCTTCTTCAATTTCTTCTTCAGCGTCCATCATTTCTTCATAGATCTGACGACTTTTTTCCACAACGATATCGTGAAACAAAGCACGAGCTTTGTCTTCTTCATCATTGATCACATACTCAATTAACTGTTCGAACTTTTTGTTCATTTGTAAGCTCCTCATGGGTAGAAATTTCATTTGTCCCCAAGAAGGGCAAATGTATTGCTATATTTAATGAATTGATATAAAGATAGCCTGAAATGGGCGTTTTTTTGCAAATAAATTACAAAAAATTAGATTGCAGGCTGCGGAGGCGGTGAATATTGAGCTTTGATATCTTTGAGTTTTTCTTTGTACTCGTAGGTTCTAAGATCATTCATCTGACGCAGTTTGTTCAGCTGCTTCAAGGTCAATCTGGTCTTGCGCAGATTTTGTATCTGTGGACGGCTGTTATCTTGAGCAGGGTCTTGATAAGCAGCCGGACTACGTTGATACAGTTCTCTAAGAATCATGTTGATATTTATACCGAAGGGGGCGGTGCACTAACGGGTCCAGCTGCGTTGCCTGCGGTAGGCGGCACTCCGCCAGCGCCGGGTATTTCGCCAGCACCAGGTTCTCCAAGGTTGGCTAGTTCTTGTCCGGCTTCCAGATCGCCTTGAATTGCGCCCGGGGTCACGCCAATTGATCGTAGATCCTGTCCCTGAGTGGTTTGTAGCTCAGGAGTGTCTCGCTCTTCTTTCCAGAGTTTTTCGTTTTCTGCAATCTCGTCTTCGGTTAGACCTAGGAAGCGTTGCAGCATAAAACGTTTACTCATATAGGGCAACTGTTCTAGTGATGTAAAACTTGATATACGACTAGCATCTAGCTCGCTTTGACGATAGCTAGCAAAGTTCTGTGGTGGATTAAATTTGAGATCAAACAGTCCGGAATCAATGTTGAAGCCGCGCCACGCCAAGAACATCTTGAATTCATCATCAAGCTTTTGCACAATGGCCTGCTGCAAACGTTCACAGTATTGATTAAAGCGGTATTCTTGTATCAGCGCGGTGCCCACTTTGCCGTCATTTAGGGCTCGATCTGAGTCGTCTGGGCCTGTGGGCAAGTAGCTGCTGGGCACACGTAGACCGCGTGCCATTTTGTTGTTGAAATATTTTAGATCATCAATCTCGCCTAGATTCTGTCCACCTGGTAGTGTGTCCACTGTGCTGCCACGACCGTCGGCTGTCTGCGGAAAAAAGTAATCTTCGCCAATGCTCAAAGGGTTGTATGCGGAATCCATGATGTTTTGCCCGCCGCCGCCCACTGTGGGAATACGACGCTGGTGCATTTCGTTTTTCACACGCTCCACAAAGGCCATGGCCATGTGGCTGGGCATGTTGCCTACGTCAATCTTGAAGATTCTACGTTCTGGCGCACGCTGCACGCGATAGATTAGAATAGCGTCTTCCAAGAGTTCTTTTTGTTTGAACACCTTGAAAATGTTTTCTAAAATACTTTGTCCAAAAGGCCAAAAGGGATCTAGACCTTCGTTCAAACTAAGATGCACTACGTGCTTGGCATCAATACAGCTTTCGTTCATGGCCCTGCTAAAACGACCTGTGTTGGTCTGTGTGTTGGGCATGGTGTAGCTCAGGTTGGTCATGTTGCCACCAGTGGGTGGATTCACCATGTAGTCCTGTGCGGTCTTCTGCGCTATGGTCAGACTTTCAAAGTTTGGATTGATATCTCTAATGATGTACTGCTCAGGACGCTTGCCTTCGCTTTCATTCACAATGATACGTGACACCTTGGTCATGTCAACCCAGTACAACTCAAAGGTTTCTGGATCTCGCACAAACACTTGGTCGCCGTACTTGATTGAATTACGAAAAAGTTTGAATATACGCTGATCCAGTTGATTGAGCTTGACCCACTGCTGTAACTGCTTTTTGATAATTTCTATTTCATGATCAGTGGGAGTGTCTCTGAACTTGACTTCAAACGGAGTCTCGTTCTGCTCGTTCATCTGAGTGGAAAATTCTGCAATGATGTCCAGGCAAGCATTGATTTCGCTATCTGAATCCATCATTTCATACTGATTATAACGTTCAATACGATTAGGATGCCCTGTATAGACCTCAGGTAGTCGACTTGCATAGTTTCTAAATGCAAAGTCTGTTTGAGCCGAGTAACTTGAATATCCCTGATTCCTACCACTGATAGGACTCATTGTGCCAGTTGTGTCAGCTATTTTAAAATACTTGCGCCATGTCATATAGCTATTTACCGTTAGGCCCGCTGGTATTGCAACATCTTACTCAGCAGATCGTTGTTGTCACGCTGCAATCTCACCATGTCCTGTAGGGAATTCACGAGTTCCATGGGGTTGGTCTGCGCGGTGCCACGCACTGCTTCTGTCATGCTGCGCAGTATCTCTTTAGCATCAAACGCCACGGGAATATTCTTACCATCTGGCAAAGGAATCACGGCTTCTCTGCCGTGTAGATTGGCTAGATAGCCTGTGTCAGGGCCACTGACTATACCGCCACGATTAAGCTGTGGAATATTGGCAACGTCTTGACTCACTGGCTTGCCGCCTTTGCCATAGATGCCGGTCATAGCACCCATCATGCCTCGTCCGAGCTTTTCACTCATGCGTGTATAGATCTCGCTGACACTAAGTTGGCGTTTGGTAGTAGGATCATCAAATACACCACGGTTACTCATGTAGGTCTTGGGATCAACCACACTGGCACCAGTGGCATTTGGTGTACGGTTTAAGGCATCAAAAAACTTCATAGCTTCAGGATAGCCCAAGAAATGCATCATGTACAGTTCTTCGTTTCCTGGTGATCTGCCAAACTTTTTCTGAAACAGACTAGAATTGTCTCTAGTAAGAAACGCCGCAGCTTCGGCTGCCTTTTGATTGTCAAAACGGTCTGACAGTTTCCAGTCTGTCTTGCCCATGGCCTTGGTTACTAGTTTCCAGGTTTCTTCGTTGAACTGGAATAGGCCTTTGGCAGTGCCGTATTCTGGACTTCGATATTTGTCACCACCGCTTTCCACCAAGGCCACGCTCTTGAGATAGTTTTGCATGCGAGCAGGATCTAGGCTAGTGCCCTGAGTGTTAGACCCTGGTGGCGCTCCGCCTGGAGCCGTGGGTGCCGTCTGTGGGGGCAATTGGCCAGGCGCTGGACGCATACCACCAGTGTATCCACCACTTATGATATTACCCATTTCATCAAATACTATTTCCTGTCCGCCACCTAGATCAATACGACTCAAGGGTTTTTTCTTGTCTTCTTGTCCAGGTCGTGTGATTCCTAAGATCTCGTATTTGATATAGTCAATCACAGTGCCAATGGTGTTAACAATGCCTAGAGCACCTTTTGCAATGGTATTGAAAAGTTCTGACATGCCTTTGGTGATGTCTCCGGCCACTCCCACAAACTTAGCTATCATCTCCTGCATAGTCAGTGCTGTGTTGTTCTGATTTGCACGCACCTCGGATTGTGCGTCTAGTTCTGCTTCAGCATCTTCGCGCTGGCTACGAATTCCCTTGCGTGCTTTATCAAATTCTTTGGTTAGATCGCGAGCACCAAACCGTTGCAGTTTTAAACTTTCATCTAGTTTGATAAAGGTATCGTCAAACGCTGTGCTCATTTGAGCCAATTTGTTCATGTTACGGTTAACAGGCTCAGTGCTTCTTGCTGTGAGAGTCATGGCCTCTGTGGCATTGATTTGACCCCGGGCAAATTGATCTAGTATGGGGATGATTTCACCACTAGTCGAACGCAGCAGTTTCTGACTTTCAGCGGCTTCAAGACTACCACCAGCCATGGCTCTGAAACCTGCTGCTGCTTCTGGACTGGCCTTGCTCAACATCACGTTAAAAATCTGATATTGTTCTGCTAGTTCTGTTTGTCCACTGGCATAGAGTTCTTCTATCTTGGCTCTGAACTTGGTTTCAGTTAGAGCTCGTCGCATTTCTTCTTCTATCTCTTTGCGTTGCATGCCAGTGACTGCTGCTAGTGCCTGGGTTTCCACTAGATATTTGTTGGCTCCGTTGGCTA